AGGTTTTACCAAAAGATGAAGATGCTGAAAGATGCCCAGTTACAGGCAAGCTTAGAAAAAAATCAGAATCAGAAGAAGAAGAGCAAGTTGCAATGTCACCTCAACAGATAAATGATTACTTACTAAACCAGTACAGACAAAGAATGCAAAATGCTCACTCTCACGAAAGAGTTAATAGACACGGTTATTAATATATTATAGATTTACAATTATTATCTCTATAAACTGAATCTAATTTATCTTGCTGTTTATACTGCAACGGGTCTTGCAATCCTGCATCTACAAACCCTTTTAGTCTCAAAGCACTACTTGCACTATTAGCATCGCATGGATATTCACCAGAATAACAGGTATATGTATCTGTAAAATTGACTCCAAGCTCCACCCCATATAAAATAATCTCTTTTTTACTCATTGTTAGTAGAGGAGCTCTTACTCTAACATCTACTTCACGGTTTAATAAGCAAATCTGATTTATTTTATCGACAAATTGAACTGAACCGTCCCAATAACCAGCAAGACTATCAGCTTCTGCTGCACCATACCATACTTCATCAGCTTCCATTTTTTCTGCATATGATAATAATATGCTTAAAAACATTAAATTACGGAATGGTACATATGACTTAGGTTGAGCTTCACCCATTATATCTTTTACATCAGGTGTGTCTATATCATCATTAGTAAGAGAAGATGTATCAGCTATATCTTTAATATAAGTAACATCTAATAATTTATTAGTAAATGTAACATTAGGGAAGTCATGCTTGGCATTTACTAATTGCTTTTCAGCTGCTTCTAACTCTTTACTATGGCGTTGACCATAATTAAATGTTACGGTATGAACTTCATTATACTTTTCAGCTGCTTTATATAGCAAAACAGATGAATCCATTCCCCCGGATAAGGTTATAACTATTTTATTCTTCTTCTTCATCGTTTACTTCGTCTGGTATAATTTCATCTTCATCAGAGTTATTACTGTATTTCCATTCTTGTTTAATTTTTTCTTCTACAACTGGTATAATAGTATTATCCCATAATTCTGTATCATCTTTCCATTTACTATAATAACCAAGTTTCTTACCATCTGGTAAAGTATAAGTAGAACCAGTTTGTATTACTGCCCCTAAACCTACTGCAAGATCTAATAACCCATAATACTTGTTTAAACCTCTATCAAAAGATAGATACATTTCACCTTGTAAATATTGCTTAACGAATCTATTTTTAACCGTTAATGCTCTAAGAATAACTCCTGAATAATTCTTCTGCCCTACAGCTAACTTACCATCTGTATTTTTATCCTCTTTAACTGGCTTACGAGCTAATTGAATAGTAACTGAAGGTAGGTAAACAGTAGCAGTACCACCAGGCATTGCTTTAACCAAAGAAGGAAACATCGCAGCAGGGTCTTCATAGATATGATTAGTAGCTAGAATAGTAGTTTTAGTTAATCCTGATAACTGAGTTAAGGTCCGTAATAAAGATTTCATAGCTTTAGCTCTACTACCCATATCTGCACTTACATTACCTTTTATCTGACGATTAATCTGCAATTGACTTTCCATATTACCTAAAGAATCAATAGCAATAATAAACTTACCTTCTTGACCCTTTTCTTTTACTTTAGTTAAGAAATCAAAAATAGTATTACGACATTCTTCAATACTAAAAACAGGTACATATTTTACCTTGCTTACATCTAAACCTAATGCTTCTGCTCCATCTCTATCAATAGCATTTTCACTATCAAAGATAACTGGGGTTAATCCTTCTTTCTGGGCATTGGCTAAAATCTTTTGTAATATAAAACTCTTACCAGTCATACTAGGACCAGCTAACAATGTCATTCTATTTTTCGGTATACCACCGAATAAAGAACCTGATACAATACCATTTAGTACCATAGAGCCAGTATCTATCCAACCATCCACATTACTTAGAGCGCTCTCATTTAAAAACGAGGCGTACGGGTTAGATTTATCAATTATAGATAATACATCATCAGTTTCTTTACTCATATATACTATTATAGTATATGATTATCGTTTATCAATAAATTCTTTAAACTTATCAGCATCTTTTATTTTTTCAAATAGCATTGTATGCTCATAGACATTTGTCCATTTCATTTCATCCCATTGCCATTTTTCAAAATTTGCTTTACAGTAATCCACATACTCCATTTCCCAATCTGAATGGAATGGTACAGGAAATGAATTAGATTTCCATTTAAATTTATAATCAAATATTTCTTGAGGAGTCATCATAGTAAGCCTCTCATACTTTTGATATGAGAGGCTAATAATAATTATATTTTATTTTTTTTATTCGTCATCAAAAAGCTTAATAACTTCCGGCTCTCCACCTTCGCTATTAGGTGTATCTACTGCAACTAATTGTGGGTTTACAATACGTTGATATTGTTCGACAATTCTCGGTTCGATATTAAAATCTGAACCTACTGCAATATTGCTCTTAGGGTATGTAAAGAAATTATTTCTAACGTCATCATCACCAGGACTTACAAATTCTTGGAAAAATAATGGAAATAGCTGCACTGCCATTTGACCATTTTCTTGCTGTTGTACCGTAATCATAACCGGGTTTTTAACCTTTAATGAAACATCAGTTTCTGTTTCTACCTCGCTAAAAATAGCTCGGCCTGCGTTATCAATAAATGTAATATAATTTTTTTCTGCCATACTATTATTTTAATATATTTTTTTTATAAATCAACCTAAAAGATCGAATAAATTAGTCTGGACTGCATTACCAGGTTTTTGAATAGCCCACTTAACATTATCATAAAATCTTTCAATAACTGCATATAGATTTTTCTCGAACATCTTATCATAATCTACATGAAATATCTTTTTAAACTCTTCTGGGTAATAATATTTGTATGCTAAACTTGGTAGATTGTAAGGGTTAGGTTGCTGTAAATAAAAGTATCTAACCTTATCACCAGAACTAATAGTTTCATATTCCTTTTCAATATTAAACTTTTTAAGCAACATATTATGATAGTAAGCAGCTTTAACGTGGATAGGCATGCCTTTTGCAGTCTTCCAATCATCACATTGACCAGCATATTTTTCATAACCTTTTAACCCGGATACAAACGTTATATCTTCAACTGGTAAGTCAATGAATATTTTATAAACTTTATCTAGTACGGCATTCGTTTCAGCAAGACTTTGAGTAGATAACATCGTTTCAATAATATCTTTAACATGAGGTTTAATAGCATCTGGCATTGTACTTCTTACAACTTCAACCCCGGTATACTTATACTTATCCATCGGTATACCCTCATCATCTAAAATATGCATAACATAACGTTTCTTCTGTAAGAATATACCGGTATCAGCAATTACTTCTCGTTTAAAGATAAATCTACAGTCTTTTGAATTTAAGTTTTTAGTTCCCCATACTTTTATTTCATCATTTAAGAAGTCTTCAATATTCTGGACCTCATCGTGAAATGCTTGAGTTAACATACCATTTTCATCTGTAAAAGTCAGACCTGCTTTAACTAAAGGTTTAACTGAAATATAACTACTATCAGTATCATTATATATGATACAATCATTCAGAGTTTTTTCATCCTCAATATTAGCTTTTTCTTTAATATACCTTTTAAGTAATTCGTTGGATTGTTTAATAACTGCTTGACCAGTTAAAGTAATTGAAGCTGCAATATCATCATCCCCAAAAGGTGCATGCTTATTACCAAAATAACCATAAATTGAATTAATTAAAACTTTAATACATAATTGCTTAGCATCTAATTGATCGATTTCAAATTTAAGGTCCTTATTTTTTACCTTACTCTTTGAATACTCTCTTTTAAGTTTTCCTAGTTTAGTTTTTACTACAACTCGTTTATCGTAATAATAATCTAAAATTTCAGGCATCACCCCTTTAAACTTTTGAGTAAATAGCACGTTAGCTTTACTAATAGCTATCTCTTCCTTTTTACAGAACTTTAAAAACTTTTCATGAGTTAAAGTAAAGACCTGACCATTAGCATGACGTATAACTATTTCATTATCATTTTTATCTTCAATCTTACCCACTTTAGTTTCTGGAGACATATTTAGAGATATCATCACATTCGGGTATAGAGAGTTAGCATCAAACGATATAATATTTTCTTGAAAACCTTTCAAAGGTTCACCAACAAATGCACCTGGATTCTTACCTGTATCAGCATTCCTAATAAACGAAGGTACACACTGACCACGCTTCCTTGATATAACAGCTGTTGCACCGTTGATCACCGAAAGGGATCCCATAGCAGCTTCGAAGGTAGTTAGGCCAACGTAAGCCAACATCTTAATTAGTTCTGTATACTTTAGTTTATCTTCTAAGTTAGTTAGCAGTCTAACGTCCTGAATATTATATTCAACAAACGTTTGCCAATCGGTATCAGCAAGAGTAGCTAGATTCATATTACCAAAATCTACTTTCTTCTCACCCAACTCTGCCTCACCTATTGCATCAAGTTTATAACTTTCTTTTACCCCAACTGAGAAACGTTTATATACATCTAAATAGTCAATTAATGAAATACCTTCAACATACCAACGTTGTTGTTCTTGACCGAACTGACCACGTATTGTTCTACTATAAACCTTACCAGAAGGTGATATTCTATTAGTCCATTCCTCACCAAGTATACGAGTACATCTATTTAAGATATACGGTAAATCAAAAAACTCACTATTCCAACCTGACATAATATCAGGGTAGTCCTTTTCAACATACTCAACAAACTTCATAAATAACTCTCTTTCTGAAGAGCAATTCACATATGTTACATCCTTATCTTTATTATTATACTCACCTAAACCAAATGTATGGTATTGACGATTTAATGAATCAAAGCAAGTAATAACATTACATGTATGAGTAGGATCTTGAGGATTAGGAAACTCATCCGGTGAATATGTTTCGATATCTAGAAACATAA